GCGCCAGGGGAAGGCCTGCGCCGCTGCGGGCGGATCGCCGCGGGCCGGCCTCAAGGCTTTCCCGGCGCGCTCTCTTCCTTGCCTTCGGATCTGAACGTCGCGTTGAGCAGGCGGGCGACGATGTCCACATACCCGGCGGCGCCGCCCTCCACCCGCATCCGCGCAACCTCCTCGTCGCTCAACGTCTCGCCAGCGCCGCGCAGGCCGGCTCCGATCACGCGCAAAGCATCGCGGGCGCTGATTTCGCCGCTTTGGAACCGCCTCGCGACGGCCAGCATATCCTCTTCGCCGAAAGCATCCTCGAGCTCGGCTAGGGCGCCGAGCGTCAGGCACAGGGTGTAACGCTTATCGTCGAGCACGGCGCTGATTTCGCCGCGGTGCCGGTTCGCCATGGTGTCCTCCCTTTAGAGCGCCGTGAAGGTGAGGGCCCCGGCCGATTCGAGTGCGATCTCGAAGGTCAGTTCGCCGTCGTGCTGGCCGGAAAATTCGAGTGCGGTGATCTGGAACGGTCCCTGCACCGTGCCGAAGTCCGGGATGACGATCTGCCAGTCGCGGATGGTTCCGGCGAAGAAATAGGCGCGGATGGTTGCGTCGGAGGCTTCATCCTTGAAAATGCCGCTACCGGAAAGCTTGGCCGTTTTGATGCCGCCGCCGGAGAGCAGTTCCCGCCATTGATCGACCGATTCGGTGTGGGTGATGTCTATGGTGGCGGCGTTGAAGGCAAGGCCGCGGGCCCTGAGGCCGGCGACGGTCTGGAAAGTGCCCACGCCGTCGCTGTCAACTTTCAAAAGCATGTCCTTGCCGCGTTGGGCGGTCATGGTTCGGTCTCCTCTTGCGTTCGGAATGATGGACGGACGGGTCAGGCCGCTGGTTCGGTGACGGCGCGGAAGCGCATCACGGCGTGGCGAGTTTCGCCGTCCGGATCGCGGCGCAGGTCGGAAAACTGATGCCGCAGGTTGATGAGATGCTGGCCGGCCACCGGGATCGGGCGATCATCGAGCGCATCCCGGATAGCATCGGCGATCTCATAGAGTTCCCTCTTGCCGCCATAGCGCGACCATATGTTGATGGTCAGGAGATGCTCGAGGCCAGGCTCGGTGCCGGTGCTCCAGTCGCGCACGGTCGGCGCGCCGATCGTGACGAACGGGAAAATCACCGGTTGGGGCGCGTCGTCATAGACGCGGGCCGCACCGAGCGCGGCCAGCACACCCGGATGGCTCGTCAGGGCCTCGTATAGGCCGGTTTGCAGCGCATAGCAGGCCGATGTCATGGACTTGATCCCTCCCTCAGTGCCAGAATTGTGCAAGCCATGCGCCGATGCGATCGGTAGCCGGCTTCAGCGCCGCGCGGAACGCAGGCTCGAGCCAGGGCCGCGGCGCCTGCCTCAGCGTGCCGAATTCGAGTATGCGGCCGAGCGGCACCGGCGCACGCACCCGCCAGCCGCGCCCACCCGGCGCGGGGGACACAATCACGCTGCTCTCGGAGCCCTCCGGCACGCGCGGTGCCGCGGCGCGCAAAGCGTTTTCGGCTTCATCGGCGATGATCCTGGCGGCCGCTTCCGCCGCCTCGTCAAATCCCGCCAGACGCGAGGCGCGCCGCACGCGCTCGCTGAGGTGTGCCACGCCCTTGATCGAGCCTTTCAGCATTACAAATCGCGCTCCTCGCATTCGCAGACGATGAAGCGGCGGCGCTCATCCGGCAGCACCGCCAGGATATGGAAGCTGCGCGAGCCGTTGCGCAGGCGCATGGCTGGTTCGACGCCCTCGCGATAGCGGATGGTGACGTCGTGGCTCACGCTCCCGGCAATTCGATCAGCCAGAAGCCTCTCGCGGCCGGTCCTGGCGACAACGCGCGCCCAGACCTTGGCGATCTCGACCCAGCCGAGCGCGGCGCCGCCGGCATCGTCGGGCGTGCGCTGCAACGCCTCCAGGCTCAGCCGGTGCGAGAGGGAACCGATGCGCGCGCTCATAGACGCACCTGCCTGTAGGGGGCGATCAGGTCGCTCACCATGTGCGGAATGGCGAGCGCCGACTGGCCGAGGGCGATCGGCTCGCGCTCCTGATACCAATGCGCGATGAGAAGGAGGATCGCCTGTCTGAGGATTTGCGGCACATTCGCTGCGCTGGCGCCGAAGCCGGCGGTGAAGGCGATCTCGACGCCGTTGGCGGCGCGCCCCGGCTGCGGCCAGGTCAGCCCGTCGCGCGGCACGATGCGCGCGTCGCGCGAAACGGTATCGACCACATAGGCGGAGGGCGAAAGCGTTACTGCCTCGTCCACAGCATTGTGGACGCGCACCGCATCGACGGTCATCACAGGGCCGAGCGGAAGGCTGACCGCCCTCTCCTCAGGCCATGCATCGAGATAGAGCGACCAGCTCTGCTCGATCAGGGCCATGTCGAGCGCGCGCTCCACATGCAGCCGAGCGGCCAGGATCAGGCTGTTGATGAGGGCATCCTCGACGGTCTCGTCCACGCGCAGATGCGCCTTGGCCTCGGCCAGCGAAACCGGCTCTACGGCGGGAGCAGCGGTCAGAATGAGCGGCATGGGTTGAGGGCTCCTTGAGACTTGCGTTCGGAAAGAAAAAAGCGGCCGCGACGGGGAGGGCATCGCGGCCGCCGGCCCGGCCGGGCGTTCGCTCGCCGCTTAGGCTGCGGCGAATTTCATCAGCTTTATGGCGTCGAAATCCTGCACGCCGCCGCCGACCCGCTTGGTGGTGTAGAACAGCACATAGGGCTTGGCGCTGTAGGGGTCCCGCAGGATGCGGATGCCGATGCGGTCGACAACAAGATAGCCCCTGCCGAAATCGCCGAAGGCGATCGACAGGCTGTTGCTGGCAATGCTCGGCATCTCCTCGGTTTCGGTGATGGGGAAGCCCATCAGGGTTGCGCCCTCGCCCACCTGCTCGCCCGGCCGCCAGATGTAGTTGCCTTCGCCGTCCTTGATCTTGCGGATCTCGGCCTGCGTCGAGCGGTTCATCACCCAGCGCGCGTTGCCGCGATAGCCCGACTTGAGGGCGTAGACCAGGTCGATCAGCCGGTCTGCCGGGTTGGTGGCGGCGAATGCGCCGCTGGCCCCGCTCAGCACAAAGCCGATCTTCTCCCAGGCCCAGCTTGCCTCGGCAACCGTGGTGTAGGACAGGAACCCCTTGGGCTTGTTCACCCCGTCGCCGTTCACGAAGGCGGCGTTCTCCTGCTCGACAAAGGCGAGACGCACCTCTTCGGCCACCCATTCGTCGATGTTGACCGCGCTGTCGTCGAGCAGGGCCTGTGTGGCTGCCGGCATGGCATAGAGCTCCATGGTCGGAAAGCTCAGCTCGGCCAGCACGGGCGTGTCGGTCTGGCTGCGGGTGCCAGTTTCCGCCACCCAGCCGGCGGCAGCGCCGGAGATGGCGAACGGCTTCTTGAACGTGGTGGAGGAGACTTGCCGGTTGCCGGCGATGGCACGGATCGGCGAGACTTGCCTTAGCGCGCGCATCACGGTGGTTTCGATCTCGCTTGGGACCAGATAGCCGCCGTCACTGCCTGAGCCGACCGAGAGGGCCTTCATCTCCAGCCGGCGCAGGTGCGAGGTCTCGCCGCGGCGCACATACCCCTCGAACGCGCTTCTGTGCTCGCTTAACGCCATGCTGCGCGTTTCGATGCTCTTGTGCGGGCGCGCGGCCTTGATCGCCAATTCGTCGATCGTACGGTTGATGCGGTCGAGCTTGTCGGTCGTCACCACATCGGCGGCCATGCGCTTCTCGATCTCCTCGAGGCGCTGGTCGTTGCTTTCCTTGAAGGCCTCGAAAGCGCGCATGAAACTGTCGAAGGCCTCGGCCATGTCGAGTGCGGCAGCGGGGTCAGCCGCCTTGTTTTCGAGGGGAAACGGGGTTGCGTCTGTCATGTCATCCTCTTCTGACGTTGCGATGAGCGGATATGGCTGGCGGCGCGCTCGAGCCGCACAGCCAGCGGCCCTGTCGATTTCGCGGCGCCGAGCCTTGCGCCTCCCAGCATGGGAAAGGTCACGATCGAGATTTCCCACAGGTCGATTTCCA